TAATGATCTCCCCACACACGAGCAAATTAAAGCCAAGATTGGTATGCAGTTTGATGATGTAAGAGATAAGATTACTGATGACCATAAAAAATGGTTTATGGATGAATACGAAAAGTTCTGTAGACATAAAGCACTTGAGGGCGCTATCTTGGAAAGTGCTGATAAACTAGAACGGCATGAGTACGGAAGTGTTGAGCAACTAATTAAAGACGCTGTTGGTATTGGGCTAGCAAAAGACTTTGGACTTAACTACTGGGACGATCCAGCAGGACGTATACAATCAATTAAAGACAATCGTGGACAAAACAGTACTGGTTGGGAAAGTCTTGATAAAATATTGTATGGTGGATTTAACCCTGGCGAACTTAATATCTTTGCTGGCGGTAGTGGATCTGGTAAAAGTTTGTTTATGCAAAATATGGCACTTAACTGGAGTCTTGCAGGCAAAAATGTAGTGTATGTAAGTTTGGAACTTAGTGAAGAACTATGTAGTATGCGACTAGATGCTATGCTTACTAACATGAGTACTAGGGATGTAATGCGCAATGCAGATGATGTTACACTTAAAGTGCGTATGGCTAGTAAAAAGGCTGGTGTACTACAAATGATCCAAATGCCAAATGGTGCAACTATTAACGATATCAAAGCGTATATTAAAGAGTTTCAGATACAAAATAACATAAAAGTAGATGCACTAATGGTGGATTACTTGGACTTGATGATGCCTGTTAGTGTTAAAGTTAATCCAAGCGATCAGTTTATTAAAGATAAGTTTGTATCAGAAGAACTACGTAACTTAGCTATTGAGCTTAACATATTGTTTGTTACAGCTTCGCAACTTAACCGTGGCGCTGTTGACGAAGTAGAGTTTGACCACAGTCATATTGCTGGTGGTATTAGTAAGATTAATACAGCAGATAACCTAATTGGTATCTTTAGTTCGAGAGCAATGCGTGAGCGTGGCAGAGTACAGATTCAGTTTATGAAAACACGCAGTAGTAGTGGTGTTGGCAGTAAGTTGGACTTGGGCTATGATATGAATACTCTACGTATTACTGATTTAGATGAAGATGAGCAAGGTGAAGAAGGACAAGTGGCAAGTATATACCAGAGCTTAAAGAACAAAGCAACAGTTAGTCCTGCTGGTACTGAGTCAGCACAGCCAGTAACCAGTGCAGTAGAAAATGCCGCAAGATTACAAAATTTACTTAAACGCAGGGAGTAGTTGTTAAAACATTGATGCCGTTGACCTTATATGTATCTATATTATGATGTACGAACAACGGGCGAAGATATTAGCCTGAATTGTTGCCCGCATCCCATAGCTGGTAGTAATTCTTATTGCCTATGGATCCTAAGTTCACGATCAGGAAGTGCAAAGTTGCTATAAGTACTATCCACCAATGTTTTAACAACAATATTTATAAATAGTATTGATATGAAACGTAAAACGAGATCTATTTTAGAAGAAATTAATTCTATGTCACCAAAGCGTGACAGGAAACAAATTGTTGAAGCAAATGCTGAGCAAGTAATTGTTACAGCAATAAACCTTATTAATTTAATTAATGAGACATTTGATGTTGAAACAGCGGCAGACTTAAACAAACGTTTAATTAATTCAATCCGCACAAAAGATCCTCGAAAGTTTAAAAGAGGAGTATCAAAGCTGTGAAGGTAAAAGATATTATAGGCGGAATGTCCAAGCGAAAAATCCGTCGTGGTAGCCGTATTAAAAGATTAAGACAGGAAGATTTTCATCTTAAAGAAAGCGGCAATGTTTTTAAGACAGAACCTGAAAAGGAACTTATTGCATCAAGAATTGCTACTGCAGATGTACAGCCTACTATTGATTGGCTTAATAAAACCTTTGGCTTTAAGTTTACTCCAAAAGAATTCTTAGGAACAACTGGTACAAAAACACATCCAGATGGAACATTTGAAAAGAATTCATCAGGTGACTTAGATCTTAATACTGATACTAGAGAGTTACCTAAAGAAGAAATAATTGCAAAACTTAGTGCGTGGTGTCAAAAGCAAGGTATCCCTGATTCAGAGATTATGAACAAGGGCAGAACATTCGAAGCAGGTTGGATTAAAGATGCCGGGTTACAGATACACTTTCGCACACCTATAAAAGGTAATCCTAAAAACGGTTTTGTACAAACAGACTTTATGCTTACAGACAATCCTGATCTACAGCGTGGCGCCAAGCGTGGCGGCACTGAAAATTTCACAGGTGCTGACAGAGCTATATTACTTTCTAGTCTTGCAAGAGGTAGAGGATACAAGTTTAGCCCAACAAAGGGTGTAGTTGATCCTAACAATGGTGATGCTGTCGTTGCAAATGACTGGGACGAAATTGCAGAGATACTATTAGGTAAGGGTGCTAAGGAAGCCGATACACATACTGTTGAAAGCATGCTGGCAAAACTCAAAGGCGATCCAAACTACGAACAGCTAATTGCTCCGTGGAAAGAAGCAATGGAAAAAGCAGGGAGCATTTAACAGATGAGATTCCAAGAGTTCCGTACAGTATTAACTGAAGCAAAGCGTAGTGTGGGTAGAGAGTTACAACACTTAGAAGACTTAGTTTTTGTTGATGGAAGTGCTGGCGCAAATGAAGCATTGGATATCCTTGCACGATTTGGAAATGATGTAAGTGACGTAAGTGTTAAGTGGGACGGAACGCCAGCAGTTATATTTGGTCGTGATGAGACTGGTAACTTTATATTAACAGACATTGCTGGCTTTAATAATAAGTCGTATAACGGGCGTGTAACGTCAGCACAGGATTTACAAAAAATGATCCTAGGCAGAGGCAAAGAAGTAGACGATAATAGACGTGCTTATGCGCAACAGATGGCTAGTATATGGGATGCATTTGAAGACAGTGTACCTCAAGAACTCAGAGGATTTATCCATGGTGACTTACTGTATAAATCTTTACCGCCTGTGGATAATACAGGTCATTATGTGTTTACTCCAAATAAAGTTACATACCTTGTTCGTACTGACAGTGATATTGGAAAACGTATTTCATCTAGTAAAGCAGGCGTAGTAGTACACACCCATACAGATTTAGCAGGCAATGTGACTCCAGTTAAAGCAAGTGATTTAAACGAAGGATCATTGTTTATTATGCCTCCTGTACTTGCACAAAACCCACCTAAGATTAATACAAGTGGCATAGATCAAATTCGTGCAGTAGTTAACAAAAATGCAAACGCAATTGATACGCTATTAGCACCACAGCAAGGCCTCAGTGATATTAAAAACATCATTTATACATATGTAAATCAAATGAGCAGAGCAGGGCGGTGGAATGATCTTACCACTGGATTTGAAGAGTGGCTAAAGAACAGCAAAGTAAGTAAAAACAAACAAGAAAAAATTCTAGCAATGCCTGAAAGCAAAAACTTTCCGTTGGTATTTGACTTAGTTTTAAAAATACAAAAAATTAAAAACGATGTCATACAACAATTAGACAATTCGGAAATGGATGTGCAAGCAAGTATTGAAGGCACAAAAGGCGGCGAGGGCTATGTTGCCGCACGTGACAAGGTAAAACTTGTTCCTAGACATAGATTTAAAATTGGGTAAATAGTAGTATGGAACAATACACAGCAAAACAATGGGCAGAGATTGAAGGCGGCCACACAATGAGTGAAACTAATCAACCACAGTTTGGTTTTTTAAACGACCTCAACGAAGCAAGTAAGTTGTATAGAACACGACAGCAACTTGACACTGCTGATTTGCGTGATACATTGAATTTTGCTTTTGTTAATTTACTAACTTTGCAGATACTTTATAGTAACTATAACACTGCGCCAATTGCACAAGATTATGCAAAACGAACACTGATTGGTAACGGTAATTTTAAAACCTACCGCAGAGATGGCACAGATTTATATCATGCGTTGCATAAAATTTCTACCAAAAGTGGTGGCGGTGATAAACGAGCACAGATACAATCAGCTAAAACTCAACTTCCAGAACAACAGTTAAAACAATATTTAAAAGCTATAGCAAGTGGACAAAAATTACCACAAGTAAGCGGATTGTTTATGCGTATTGAACGTGGTCTTGATATTACAGAAGCCAACTATAAAGCAATGAGACGTATGGCAGTTAACTGGAATGGGTTACCGCCTGGACAAAAAACATTATTAGCTACTCGTATGTTACAGTATTACAGAGCAAATGCAATCCGTAGTGAACTATATCCGCCATTTAAAAAGTTTGCATCCGCTGGAAACTTTTATAATCCATCCATTGACAGCGTAGAGAAAGATATTACAGCACGTAAAGTTGCTACTAGAGCCGCCGCCGCAACCGCAGCATTTGCAGGTGGGTTTGCTGGTGGTAGAGCATTTGGACGTAGCTTAGTATAAGGTGAATCTTGCCAGAAAACTATCTAGTATATACACTAGTTGACGTTACAAATACTATTGAAAAAGATGTCACAGCGTATAATCAAAAACAAAATTTAAATACATTTATTCAATTAGCTGGCATGCGAAGTCAGCCTATATCCTTTACTGTTAGCTGTTTAAAAGCACAAGATCTAGCTGAATATCAGTTTGGAAAGGCGTATACAGGACTACATCATGTGTGGAAAATAACGTTCGCAGTAGAACATGCTGATGTTTATATGTTAAACAATAACACAGTTCATTTTTTACAAAACGACTTTGATGGGGTTGCATTTACTCCATATTTAACGGAAACTGTAAACTTTATTAATAGTACATTTGAATCTTATAATGATGATCTATTAAACATATACTTTAAGAAAATGTAAAAATCAATAAATACTACTAAGAAATAGGCACACAACGGCAAATATAAATTAGGCAGAACAGACAGGCAAACATATCAAGACTACTAGGAACACGATGCGATTACGCATTTAAGAATCAGTTAGTGAAACAATATGTCGATAGCAACCATTGGTACGACCCAATTAGAAAAGCAGAATTTAGAAGCGCATGTTGACCTATGCGCTGAGAGGTATCGTGTCTTGGAAGAAAAAGTCAATAATATCGACAGTCGATTAAATAATATCGAAAAAAGTGTCACACAAATGCGTGAAGAAGGCATACGTGAATTTTCTAAAATGCGTGAGGAAATGATTAAAGCCAACGCAACAACAAATAAAATAATGATGGGAACTGGCGGTACAGTTCTTGCTGGTGTGTTAACATTATTAGCAACATTATTAATGTCATAAAAATCTAATAAATAACTATATGAACTTAAATGAACTCACATCAGAACAACCTGTTGTTGAAGCACAGCTAGTATGGGCTCGAAAAGGCAGTAAACTTGTTCGCAAATTTCGTTGTAGTGTAGGACAACGAAAAGGTAGAGTTGTGAGCGATCCATCACAATGCTCTAAACCCATTGATTTAAAAAAACGTTTAACACTTCGTAAAACTAAAGCTAAGATGGGGGCACGAATTGCTAAAAAAGCAAATCGTACTAAGCGTATGAATCCAGCAAGTAAAGCAGTACAAAGGCTAAACAAGGTAAAGTAACATGAAGATATTTGATATTATCACTGAAGACAAAAAAACATGGATGAAAGACGGTGTTGAAATGTGCAGTAAAGACTGTTGTGGCCAACCTGTTACTGAATGCGAATGTGGTCCAGAATGCAAACATTGTGATTGTTACAAAATTAATGAAAGATATGGATTAACCAAAGGTCGAACTGCTATAGGTAAGTTGGCAACTGACCAGGATAATACAAATAAACGTTTTACTAATAAAAATGCAGATGTTAATCGAGAAATTACAATTCGACAAACACAAGCAAATAAAAATGCCAATAGAGATGCAAGACGTCTACCAACTGGTACACCTAATAGAGCAGCGTATGATAACATGCGTCAAGACTTATTGCGCTCTAGAGGAGTACAAAACCAATGAGAGCGTTTGTAACTAAAGGTGGGTTCCCTACATTTATTAATATTCGTGAAAGTGATTTCTTAGATCAACATTTTACAGAAGATAAACTGTTGGAAAAAAAATCATTAAATGAGCGTGACACATATATTGCGCAGAATTTAGTTGTACGTGGTGTATTAGACAAAGTTGTAAACAACGGCGGCGCCAGTTATAAACTTAATATTAATAACTATGGAAAAATGTAATGACTAGATCACTTAAAGATATTTTAACTGCACAAGTTAATGAAACAAGTGCAATGTTACACGAAGCTGCGGAAACAGATATTGATTTAAAAGTCGCAATGACTCAGCAAGTCACTGAAACATCTATTACTGTACAGAATTATCGTATTGACATTATTAATGAAGAGTTTGCTGGTAGACAGAAAAACTTTTACAATGTGGTTGACGGTAATAGTGTAATACACAGCGATTTAGCATTATTTGAAACAGCAATGGGAATTGTTAAAAGTTATATTACTGGTAAAAAGTCAGTAATATCTGAATTAGAAAAGTTTGATAATGAATACAGCAATGCATTATATGAAACTTATTTCCAACAATCTAGAGCTAAAAAAGGTGGCTTAAATGAAGACATTGCCGTTGCCAAAGCTAGTAGAGCTAAACAAAAAGTACACGAAGCAAAACAAAGAATTTTATCACGTCTGTAACAGATGTGCATAAATATAATAAACAACGGGGAATTATACAATGTATTTAAACGATTTAAACTCAGCTGCCCATAACGTAGAAAAAATTAACAAAGTATTGGCCAATACATTTGGTCATAATGTTAACATCGGCGAAATGAGCACAGAATCATTAGGGCGCATGCTAAGTGCAACTAATGCAAAAATTACAGCAATTAAAGAAAGCAATAGTGCATATTGGGAAAACCCAACATACAACAAACTTAATTTAATTTCGCATTCATTGCGTACATATATTAATGAAGTTGCACCAGTACGTGGCGACACTAAAAAAATTAAAACTAAAGTTCGTGAATCTGCAGAACTAGAGCAAGCAGAAGTAATGCTAGCTGCACAAGAGTTAGTTGATGAGCTACAAAAAATGGTAGAAAACTTAGCAGAGATGCAAGTACAAAAACTTATGCCAATTGTTGACGCAATGAAAGAGCAAATGGGCTTTGAGCAAGCTGAAGCATACAATGCTAGTGCAGAAGCTGCACTTGGTGGTTTACTAGATAGCGCAAAAGCCGCAAAAGGTGAACTAGAAAATGCTACACTTACAGCAAGAGGCGAAGCACCAGCACAAGCAATGCCAACAGACATGGGCATGGAACCAGACGTAATGGACGAGCCAGATATGGGCGATGAGTTTGGCGGTGACGATGCCGCTGCTGGTGATGACAATCAACTTGGCAGAGAACTCAAAGGCGAAAGTGTATTACACGACATGGAAAATGGTGCACTGGCTGAAAAAAAGTTTTTAGAGAGTAAAGACAAGCTGTTTAAAATGGTTGAAAGTGGAACTATGTCACATAGCCAGTTTATTAACGTTATTAATGAACTAAGCCTAAGCGAGTATGACGCAAATAACCCAAAGCCTAGAGACTGGCGCAATGATGGATCAGCACTTCGAAGTGGCGGCTTTGGCCCAACTACAGCTATTGGTGCAGACGGAACCCGTTACGCTAGCCGTATGCCAGGTGTTGCTCAAGTGAAGGCAAGATTGGCAAAACAAAAACAAGTAAAGCAAGGCCGTAATTAATAATGTTAATACACGAAGTCACAATTTCAGAAGGACAAGATTATGTTCTAAACGGCATTGAAGAAATGATCGTTCATGCAAAGGCACGTGGCTTGACTTCAATTAACACACCTGCATTGTTAGCAAAATTAAAAGCTAACGGATATTATTTAGAAATGCGATCACTATTGCGTATGCTAAATCAGATTAGTGCAGTTGGTAGTGCTAACAAACAAACAGTGAAGTTAGATACAGCCCTTCCCCCTGTATCTAAAAAAACTGATGATACTGTAAGCAAAATGGCATTAAAGCAACGGTCAAAGAAAGATAAGAAACTATGAGTTATCAAGTAAGCGCCCAACAAGCAAAATATATAGCAAGAAATGATTTAACAATCTTTGATGAAACATCTACACTGATGCGTCAAGTTATAGTTGATGCTAGTGCTGGTGCTTACACAACAACCGTATCTGACGGTACTACAATGACAGAAAGTGACCCAACTGCCACTGCTGATGCGCAAGCATACTTTAATGTATGGCAAGGTACAGTTACTGATACTGCAAAAAGTGATCAAATGAAGCAGGTTATTAATTATTTTGAGAACTTAGGGTATACAATTGCACGTCAAACAAATACTGCAACAAATACTACATTTAAATGGGTAATTGACTATTGACATTATAGTATGTTAGTGCTATAGTCTGTATATGTTAAAAATAACCACACCCTATCCATACCAAGAATTTAAACGCAAAAGTGTAAACGGTAAACGTCTTTACGAAAATCCGTATGGCGAACCTGTGCCTAGTGTTACTACTATCTTGAGCAAAACAAAAGATATGACACACCTTAATGCGTGGAAAAAACGTGTAGGTGAAAAGAAAGCACAACAGATCGTAACTGAAGCTGCTGGTGTAGGTTCAGTAATGCATGAGATGTTGGAAGCGTGGAGCCTTAACCAAGAGTATACAGGAAAGAACTTACTGCAAGCCAAGATGATGGCAGAGACCGTTATTAAAAACGTTGAAGCTGATATTGACGAAGTTTGGGGCAGTGAAGTAAACTTGTGTTATCCAGGATTGTATGCTGGTACTACTGACTTGGTTGGGATGTATAAAGGCAGACCAACAATTATGGACTTTAAACAAACCAACAAGCCTAAAAAGCGTGAATGGATTGAAGATTATTTTATGCAAGCCGCAGCGTATGCTATGGCACATAACGAAGTATTTGAAACAAAAATTGAGCATGCTGCTATTTTTATGTGTAGTCGAGATTTAGACTGGCAATTGTTTGAAGTAGGCCCAGATGAGTTTAAAGTTTGGGAAGAAAAATGGGCAAACAAGGTAGCAGAGTTTTATAACCTGTCATAAATACATTATAGAGGAAACGATCAATGGCAGACACACGAATTAGTAAAATTAAAGTAAGACAAGGCAACTTTGCGGATTTGCCAATGTTGGATCCTGGTGAGCTAGGTTATGCGACTGACAACCAACGTTTGTTTGTTGGAAACAATACTATTAGTGTAGGAACTGGTAATGGTGTAGCTACTACGTTTGTTGTACCAACTACATTAAATGCTAATGGCGTAATTGGTGTATTTGATGCAGGGACACAAGTTAACACCGCTGACTATACTATTGTTGGCACAACACTAACATTTTCTACTCCTCCAACTGGTGCAATTACTGCACAGTTTAATGGTGAACTAACTATGGAGCGTTATGCAACAACTCCAAATGCTATTTCACTAGCTGCAAATGGGAACCTAGCTGAAACTGGGTTTGCTATTGATACGACATTATATAATATTGCAATTATTGATTATACATTAGAAAGTACTAATGGTGTTCGTGTTGGACAAATTCGTTTAGCAACAGACACAAGTGCATCAACAAGTGCAATTGACGATAATTATACTGAAACTGCAACAGTAGACGTCACATTTACTGCTGACATTAGTGTATCAAATACACTACGTCTAATGTATACTGATGATGCTAATGCTATAACAAAATTTAAATATACATATCAACTTTGGAACAGCAATTAAACCACAGGGCCTGGTTTGAGTCACCTAGCAAGCGATTAAGCATGTGGCGTGACTTCCGTAATGCCCTAGACACAACAAACACTTTAGATGTATGTAATACAGTAGTACAATGGTGGAAAAGTGCTCCATTGGTTAGTATATCTATTGATCCAGTTAATAGTGAGCAATGGCCCACGCCGTGGGAAATGCTACATCAAGGAGACTTTTGCGAAGACAGTTTAGCACTAGGGATGGCATACACTATACATTATGCTAATCCAAATATTAAAACTGAGCTTATATATGTAACATGTATTGGTAAAAGTTTTCAGAGACTATGTGCGTTGATAGATAATAAACACTTGCTTAACTACGAGCATGGATGTATAAGTACATTACCCGGTGAAGAAACCTGTTCTATAACTTATAGAACTCAAATAACCAACATAATAACTTAATAATTTAAGTTCCGAAGCCCGATGATTCGGACTAATGATGATATGATGCAAGGACACAAATAATAATGAGCAATATTCAAGTAACAAAGCGAGATGGAAGTAAAGAAGAAATTGATTTAGAGAAGTTACACAAAGTAGCCTTTTACGCCTGTGAAGGCATCAATGGGGTAAGTCCTAGCCAAGTTGAAATGAAAAGTAATCTACATTTTTATAATGGTATTACAACTGATGACATCCAAGAAACACTTATTAAAAGTGCCGCAGAGTTAATTGAAGAAGACGCTCCAAACTACCAGTGGGTTGCTGGCAGACTTATTGTTTATCATTTGCGTAAACAAGTATATGATAGTTTTGAACCTTGGCATATCTTAACACTAATTAAGCGCAATGTTGAAGCAGGATGGTATGACCCAGCTCTGCTTTCTGAATACTCTGAATCCGAATGGGAAGAATTAAATCAGTATATTAAACATGATCGTGATCAAGACTTTACCTATGCAGCTATGGAGCAATGGCGTGGTAAATATTTGGTGCAGAATCGTGTAACTGGCGAAAAACTAGAGACACCACAAATGGCGTATATGCTTATTGCGGCTACTTTGTTCTCGAGTTACGATAAAGAATCACGACTACGTTGGGTAAAGGAATATTATGATGCTATTAGTACTTTTGATATTAGTTTGCCTACTCCTGTTATGGCAGGTGTACGAACTCCGCAGAGACAATTTTCAAGCTGTGTACTTATCGAAACTGGTGACAGTCTTGATAGTATTAACGCTACTACTAGCAGTATTGTAAAGTACGTTAGTCAAAAAGCAGGTATTGGCATTGGTGCAGGAAGCATTCGTGCACTAGGCTCGCCGATTCGCAGAGGCGATGCATACCACACAGGTGTTGTCCCGTTCTTTAAAATGTTTCAGTCAGCAACACGCAGTTGTAGTCAAGGCGGTGTGCGTAATGGTGCGGCAACACTGTACTATCCTATCTGGCACTTGGAAGCAGAAGATCTATTAGTTCTTAAAAACAATAAAGGTATTGAAGATAACCGTGTACGTCAAATGGATTATGGTGTACAATTTAACAAATTAATGTATGAGCGTTTGATTACTGGCGGAGATATCACATTGTTCTCGCCAAGTGATGTGCCTGGTTTGTATGAAGCGTTCTTTGCTGACCAAGATGAGTTTAAACGTTTATATGAAACAGCAGAGCGTAATACAAGACTGCGTAAAAAGACATTGCCAGCTCTTGAGTTGTTTAGTCACTTTATGGGAGAGCGCAAGGACACTGGACGCATTTATTTACAAAACGTTGATCATTCTAACGAGCATGGATCGTTTAAAGCAGATGTAGCACCAATTAAACAGAGTAACTTGTGTTGTGAAATCAACTTACCAACAAAACCACTCAATGACTTTAATGATCCAGATGGTGAGATTGCACTGTGTACACTAAGTGCTGTTAATTGGGGCAATGTACGTAAGCCAAGTGACTTTATTCGTATTGGTAAACTAGCAGTACGTGGACTTGATGCACTACTCAGTTATCAGAACTATCCAGTAATTGCGGCAGAAATGGCAACCATGGGCAGACGTCCACTTGGTGTTG